GCAAGCTCAATCCCGAGCTAATAGGTCCATTCTTAAGCTCATTTGACCAGTTGGCTTTCTGGTTACTTGTTCTTCCATGTTGCATGAATCCAACGTGTAACTTGGTCCCTTTCGTGAGTTGGAATCCACGAGAGTGGTCTTTGGTGGGGCGCTTTAGAGCCCAGTATGAGTAGGCTTGCAGCTGAAAGTATTGTGGTTTTTCTAAAGTCCTACCATTGTACCCCCGGGATTCTCATCCTGGAGGTTCTATGCTTTCCGATAGCTTTATCGGTGCTTTCACCCTTCCTGGCGCTCTTCTGGCCGGTGGTCGTGTACTTGATCGGTATGGTTCTCCAATCGATCGGTCGGTTTTTGGACATTCAGGTGATCTAGTTGATTACTTTCTGTCCACTGGCTTCCTTCGCTCTGTATTGAGCTGGAACTACTGCTATGGTCCAGGGATACATGCCGAACCCATTGGAGCAGACTTACCAAGGTCTAGACCCAAGCAGTTCGAGTATGACCCAGAAACAGATGCTGCGATTTACTCTTGGGCTTATTCTGGCGTAGTGAATACCCTGACTGGGTCTTCAAATATCGCCGATGATGCCTCAGAGCATAACGTGCATCATGTTCGTTTGACCGGCGGGGATTTTGTCCCCTCTTCCTGTAACCTCTATCACTACTTTGACGACTCGGGTTTACACTTCCCGGGCACGTTCACGAGTGTGCCAGGTTACCTTGAATCTTTCTCCAGTGAACCTATACCGTTTCATGTACAAGATATGTACATATCCCAGTATAACGGTTCAGGAGATCCAGAACTTGTCGGATCTTTTTCTTATCCGACATACCAATCCACCTTCTTCAGCCTTGATTGGATGGAGGAGATATACAATCGTCTAAAGGAATCTGTGCTGTATACGGAAATCCCGTTTTCTACAGTAAAGGCAATTACCTTAGACGGCCGTCAGTTCCTACGGGGTCTCAAAGTTTCTAAAGTTTCAAACTTTGAGTACCAATTGGAGTATGAATCGTACACCTACGTTTCACCCTCAGCTTGGGCTAGTGTTGGTGGATTATACCTTGGGTGGATGCGCCGCGGTTACTATAATGTAACCATCCGGATCCAACCGTTTGACGGGGGCTTCAATCTATTCTCATCATACCGAATCAGCGGTCGTTACTACCTTTCTGCTGGATATCCGGGTAATCCGGGTTCCGAGTCGGGAATCGGCGACTGGCGTTTGTATCCTGAAGAAGACGATGAAAATGTCCTCGACCACACGGAATCTGGAGTTTCTTTCTTTCCGCTCACTACCAGATTTAGTGGCGGAACGTTGGCGGCCAGGCTCGATAATCTGTTTAAGAGTTTAACAACAGATCATTCGTACGCCCGGTATTTCGATAATCTGGCAACGGCAAGACCCTCAGTGCATCGCGCCTTACAAGACGCGTGTTCCCAGGCTCGAGCCATCTCCGGTAACCTTGTAGAGACATCCCTGAAGCTCAATGCTCTTACTGGCTTGTTTGGGAAAGAAGAGGCAGAAAATCTTGCCAAATTCGTTACCCGAAGTCAGCTCGGATCAACAGTCGAAGGATATACTCTTCCGGTCACAGTTGTCCGAAGCCTTGATTCCCTTGGTGGGATTTCAGGTGTTTTCGGTACGTTCGTTAAGTTCATCGGGACTCTGCATCTACTTTACCGTTTCGGCTGGAAGCCTCTCTCCGCTACGCTGGATTCAGCGATTAGCTCGGGGGCCCTTGCCACAACCGTACAAAGTGGAGTCATCGCCCTTGGCGAGCAGCTAAATGGAGTCACACACCGAGGTAAGTTTAAGCTCAGTAAAAAGGATTTCGATCCTCTCCCTTGTGATGAACTTGAAGTTCACTCCAAGTTTCAGCTTATGCCCCTCTATGGTTTGTTGGCTACTATAGCCGGCTTGGACAGACTTCAAATCCTGCCTACTCCGGATCGGGCTTTTGCAAGCCTTCCTTTCAGCTGGGCCGTTGATTGGGGCATTGACGCGAGTAATCGCGTTTCTGTAATCAGCGACTTCGTTTTGATGACCTTGTTCGGTGCTCATTCATTTGTGCACTCTTATAAGCTCATCTACAATCTCAATCACTCCTTCCTAGCCCCTTTTGGGTTGGAACCGCTTGAGGCCGCTAATCCACCGCAGTTTTCTTTTTACATTCGCGAGAAATCGCGGTATGTTCCTGCAGTAGGATTTAAAACGGGAGCGGTGATTCCTTTTGTCCCACATCATCCTGATGTTGGGCTTCTAGTCTCACTCGCCGCAGTGTTCCTGCTATAGTCCACCTGATCGGTGGTTGTGTTTTGTCCTTTCCAATTATGGATGAGAGGAATTCCTTCCATGTCTAACACATACTCGACGCCGGGTTTACCGGCTGAGACGGACGACAACTTGAAGAATATCGTATTGGACCTCGATGATTTCACTGAGAGAGATACTACTCTTGATCAGCGGACTCGCCGCGGTACCAGTGACTATGGACTCTCAGCGGGTAGTACCCTTGCCCAAGAGATCCTGCTCAGCACCTTTACTGCCCCAAACCGCAACCGTCAGGATGCGGGCTGGCAAAGCACTTTTGGTGTGAACGTCACCGACTCTGATAGTAACGTCACGCTGTTTCCAGCTGCCGTTGTGGTTAAGACCACGGTCGTGATCAGCGGTTTGGTTATCGCTGAGCTCACTCCAGGCTTCGTGTGCAACATGATTCGCGCTCATCAGCGCTTACCGTGGGGTACGCCTTCCTCGGGGTCTCCGAATTTGGATTTCATGACGCAGCTCCTGCGCGGTTATTCACGCGTAAAGTAACTACTCATGACATCTGAGGTCCAACATAGCTCTCGTAACTTCGTGGAGTCAAAGCTACGACTCCCGGACGGGGCCATGGACTGGGACAGTGATAACGGCCTCGCCGTTGCCGCAGGTCTTAGTTCGTGGTATAACCTGCTGAAGGACTCACCTCTTACACTGGGGGAACGTCGCTCCGACCGTCAGGTCAGACGCTTCGTCTCCCAGTTGAGTAAGGATTTCCGTCAGACTATCTTGGACTACGCCGAACTGGGCCATAAGTTCAGTCGGAGTATAAAATGGTTAAACGGTGAGTCGGTCTGCGAGTTTTTACCGGCTTTCCAACGTACCCCTATATTTCGGGAGTACCTGGCCTTTACGCAGACTCAAGATCCTGGTCTATTTTCTTGGATCATGATGTTTTGCAACTGGCTAAAGAAGTTGAAGTACGCTCAAGAAGGTCAAGAGTCCCGAGCACTTTTACAGTGGCAGGCAACCCAAGATCGACTAGCCAACTTCAGTCTTCCAGATCATGTCCTCGCAGATCTTCGTGTAGTAATGCGCGAGATCCTCGGGGGTATAGATTACCGAGATTTCTGGCCGAAGCACGGGCCAGGTACCGTTTCAGGCGCGGGTGGGATTACGCACTCAGTTGAAAAACATGAGCTTCTGCGTTATAACCCAGACCTACAAGATGTGTTCGATCTCGCAGGTCGAATTCAGGCTTCCAACGTACAGAGGGGCTTGATTGTCCCATCAGACGATTGGTATACCCGATACGGCCAGGACGTCTCCAACCCGGCACTAGCAGAGTGGCTCGCTGTCTATAAAGACATCTTTAAAATGAGAGCCATCTGTCGTGAAACGGCGGAAAATCAGTACGCCCAACAGGGCCTACTCCGTTGTTTTGAAGCTGCGTTCGAGCGAAACCCTTACACAAGGGGCATCATTAAACTTCGTGACCAGGGATACAACCAGAAGTTGGCTCTCCAAGCCAGCATCGATAGTTCGTTGTTCACCCTGGATATGAAGGATGCAAGTGATAGTGTGATGTGGAAATTAGTCGAAGCCATATTCCCAAGTGATTGGGTCTGGGCTTTAGACCGTACCCGTGCAAAAGGGGTAACCCTCCCGGACGGCTCTATCACTCGACTAGCAACATTCGCCCCAATGGGGTCGGCTGTTTGCTTCCCAGTTGAGTGTCTTACATTTCTCGCTATTACCTTTCTGGCCTCCGTTATATACGAAACCGGCATACCCCATAATGTGTATCTGGCCCGGAAGAGGCGTCTGCCTGCCCGAGTAATTCGGAGCAAGCTTTCGACGATCCTTAAAAGTACTGGTCAGTATGGTGTATACGGAGATGATATCATCGGACCAAACAACAGGTTTGATGGTGTCGTTATGCTTCTTCAGTCCTGCGGGTTTTTGGTAAACGAGGGGAAGAGCTTCGCGCATGACTTAGTCGTGCGCGAATCTTGTGGCATCTACGCTTTTAAAGGCTTTGATGTGACCTTCTTGCGGTTCTTGGTGGATTTCTTACGAGATCCCTCAAGCATGCAAGCTTCTCTTTGTGAGCTTCATAATGCCCTGGATTCCCGGTGTTTATTCTACACCAAGGACTTCATTGCAACCCTACTGGACCCCAACGTCGTTACTTTTGTTGCTCATGACAGTGCTTTTCTCCGAATGCCGTACTTCGCAATCGGAGATCCCAATAGCAATACTGGGAGGGTTCGCTATGATAAGGAACTCCAGCGCTATTATGTTCAGCGGCTTCGCCCTTTTGTGGCGAACCTAGACGGTGAGGAAACGGATGCTAGCCCTGATTTGGACGAGCGTCGTAACTACGTGAAGATTATATGGTCTCCGGATAGACAATATCTTGGGGCTGTAGACCTCCGATCGTGGAGCGAACAAAAGTACAGATATGGGCAGGCACTCGCGAAGCCATCCAATACTACGGGTGGACAGCACGAGCTA